TTTATTCAACAAAGCCAAGAAAAAGAATAAACCGAACATCCAAAAGTTTGTGTTTTTTAAATAGTACATAATGGATTTCCTTACGCGAAATACGGGCAGACATGGCCTGCCCGGTTATTATTATTTTTGACACCAGAGCAACTGGTAATGGTAGCTACCGGCGCTCAGCTGGAATTCCGCCGACACTGACGGGCTCCAGGAGTCGTCGCCACCAATCCCCATATGGAAACCGTCGATATTCAGCCATGTGCCTTCTTCCGCGTGCAGCAGATGGCGATGGCTGGTTTCCATCAGTTGTTGTTGGCTGTAGCGGCTGATGTTGAACTGGAAGTCGCCGCGCCACTGGTGTGGGCCATAATTCAATTCGCGCGTCCCGCAGCGCAGACCGTTTTCGCTCGGGAAGACGTACGGGGTATACATGTCTGACAATGGCAGATCCCAGCGGTCAAAACAGGCCGCAGTAAGGCGGTCGGGATAGTTTTCTTGCGGCCCTAATCCGAGCCAGTTTACCCGCTCTGCTACCTGCGCCAGCTGGCAGGTCAGGCCAATCCGCGCCGGATGTGGCGTATTGCTCGCCACTTCAGCATCAACGGTAATCGCCATTTGACCACTTCCATCAATCCGGTAGGTTTTCCGGCTGATAAATAAGGTTTTCCCCTGATGCTGCCACGCGTGGACCGTGGTAATCAGCACCGCGTCGGCAAGCGTATCTGCCGTGCACTGCAACAACGCTGCTTCGGCCTGGTAATGGCCCGCCGCCTTCCAGCGTTCGACCCAGGCGTTAGGGTCAATGCGGGTCGCTTCACTTACGCCGTCGTTATCCAGCGGTGCGCGGGTGAACTGATCGCGCAGCGGCGTCAGCAGTTGTTTTTTATCGCCAATCCACATCTGTGAAAGAAAGCCTGACTGGCGGTTAAATTGCCAACGCTTATTATCCAGCTCGATGCAAAAATCCGTTTCGCTGGTGGTCAGTTGCGGGATGGCGTGGGGCGCGGAGGGGAGTGTCACGCTGAGGTTTTCCGCCAGACGCCACTGCTGCCAGGCGCTGATGTGTCCGGCTGCTGACCATGTGGTCGCGTTCGGTTGCACTACGTGAACCGTTAGCCAGAGTTGTCCGGCGCTCTCCGGCTGCGGTAGTCCAGGCAGTTCAATCAACTGTTTACCTTGTGGAGCGACATCCAGAGGCACTTCACCGCTTGCCAGCGGCTTGCCATCCAGCGCCACCATCCAGTGCAGGAGCTCGTTATCGCTATGACGGAACAGGTATTCGCTGGTCACTTCGATGGTTCGCCCGGATAAACTGAACTGGAAAAACTGCTGCTGGTGTTTTGCTTCCGTCAGCGCCGGATGCGGCGTGCGGTCGGCAAAGACCAGACCGTTCATGCAGAACTGGCGATCATTCGGCGTATCGCCAAAATCACCGCCGTAAGCCGACCACGGATTGCCATTTTCATCATATTTAATCAGCGACTGATCCACCCAGTCCCAGACGAAGCCGCCCTGTAAACGGGGGTACTGACGAAACGCCTGCCAGTATTTAGCGAAGCCGCCAAGACTGTTACCCATCGCGTGGGCGTATTCGCAAAGGATCAGCGGGCGCGTCTCTCCAGGCAACGAAAGCCATTTTTTGATGGACCATTTCGGCACAGCCGGGAAGGGCTGGTCTTCATCCACGCGCGCGTACATCGGGCAAATAATATCGGTTGCGAAGGTGTCGGCTCCGCCGCCTTCATACTGTACCGGGCGGGAAGGATCGACAGATTTGATCCAGCGATAGAGTGCGTCGTGATTAGCGCCGTGGCCTGATTCATTCCCCAGCGACCAGATGATCACACTCGGGTGATTACGATCGCGCTGCACCATTCGCGTTACGCGTTCGCTCATCGCGGGTAGCCAGCGCGGATCATCGGTCAGACGATTCATTGGCACCATGCCGTGGGTTTCAATGTTGGCTTCATCCACCACATACAGGCCGTAGTGGTCGCACAGCGTGTACCACAGCGGATGGTTCGGATAATGCGAACAGCGCACGGCGTTAAAGTTGTTCTGCTTCATCAGCAGGATATCCTGCACCATCGTCTGCTCATCCATGACCTGACCATGCAGAGGATGATGCTCGTGACGGTTAACGCCGCGAATCAGCAACGGCTTGCCGTTCAGCAGCAGCAGACCATTTTCAATCCGCACCTCGCGGAAACCGACATCGCAGGCTTCTGCTTCAATCAGCGTGCCGTCGGCGGTGTGCAGTTCAACCACCGCACGATAGAGATTCGGGATTTCGGCGCTCCACAGTTTCGGGTTTTCGACGTTCAGACGTAGGGTGACGTGATCGGCATAACCACCACGCTCATCGATAATTTCACCGCCGAAAGGCGCGGTGCCGCTGGCGACCTGCGTTTCACCCTGCCACAAAGAAACCGTCACCCGCAGCTCATCGCGCAGCTCGCCGTACATCTGAACGTCTGCCTCCAGTACAGCGCGGCTGAAATCATCATTAAAGTGAGTGGCTACATGGAAATCGCTGATTTGCGTGCTCGGTTTATGCAGCAACGAGACGTCACGGAAAATGCCGCTCATCCGCCACATATCCTGATCTTCCAGATAACTGCCGTCACTCCAGCGCAGCACCATCACCGCGAGGCGGTTTTCTCCGGCGCGTAAAAATGTGCTCAGGTCAAATTCAGACGGCAAACGGCTGTCCTGGCCGTAACCGACCCAGCGCCCGTTGCACCACAGATGAAACGCCGAGTTAACACCATCAAAAATAATTCGCGTCTGGCCTTCCTGTAGCCAGCTTTCATCAATATTAAATGTGAGCGAGTAACAACCCGTCGGATTCTCCGTGGGAACATACGGCGGATTGACCGCAATGGGATAGGTCACGTTGGTGTAGATAGGCGCATCGTAACCGTGCATCTGCCAGTTTGAGGGGACGATGACAGTATCGGCGTCAGGAAGATCGCGCTCCAGCCAGCTTTCTGGTACCGCTTCTGGTGCCGGAAACCAGGCAAAGCGCCATTCACCATTCAGGCTGCGCGACTCTTGGGAAGGGCGATCGGTGCGAGCCTCTTCGCTATTACGCCAGCTGGCGAAAGGGGGATGTGCCGCAAGGCGATTAAGTTGGGTAACGCCAGGGTTTTCCCAGTCACGACGTTGTAATACGACGGCCAGTGAATCCGTAATCATTGTCATAGTTGTATCCTGTGTGAATTGTTATCCGCTCATATTTTCGCGTAACATACGAGCCGGACACATAGAGTGTAAAGCCTGGGGTGCCTAATGATTGAGCTGACTCACATTAATTGCGTTGCGCTCACTGCCCGCTTTCAAGTCGGGAAACTTGTCGTGCCAGCTGCATTAAGGAATCTGCCAACGTGCGGGGAGAGGTGGTTTGCGTATTGGGCGGTAGGGTGGTTTTTCTTTTCACCAGTGAGACGGGCAACAGCTGATTGCTCTTCACCGCCTGGCCCTGAGAGAGTTTCAGCAAGCGGTCCACGCTAGTTTTCCCCAGCAGGCGAAAATCCTGTTTGATGGTGGTTAACGGCGGGATATAACACGAGCTGTCTTCGGTATCGTCGTATCCCACTACCGAGATATCCGCACCAACGCGCAGCCCGGACTCGGTAATAGCGCGCATTGCGCCCAGCGCCATCTGATCGTTGGCAACCAGCATCGCAGTGGGAACGATGCCCTCATTCAGCATTTGCATAGTTTGTTGAAAACCGGACATGGCACTCCAGTCGCCTTCCCGTTCCGCTATCGGATGAATTTGATTGCGTGTGAGATATTTATGCCAGTCCGCCAGACGCAGACGCGCCGAGACAGAACTTAATGGACCGGCTAACAACGCGATTTGCTGGTGACCCAATGCGATCAGATGCTCCACGCCCAGTCGCGTACCGTCTTCATGGGAAAAAATAATACTGTTGATGGGAGTCTGGTCAGAGACATCAAGAAATAGGGCCGGAACATTAGCGCAGGCAGCTTCCACAGCAATGGCATCCTCGTCATCCAGCGGATAGTTAATGATCAGACCACTGACGCGTTGCGCGAGAAGGTTATGTACCGCCGCTTTACAGGCTTCGACGCTGCTTCGTTCTACCATCGACACCACCACGCTGGCACCCAGTTGATCGGCGCGAGATTTAATCGCCGCGACAATTTGCGACGGCGCGTGCAGGGCCAGACTGGAGGTAGCAACGCCAATCAGCAACGACTGTTTGCCCGCCAGTTGTTGTGCCACGCGGTTGGGAATGTAGTTCAGCTGCGCCATCGCCGCTTCCACCTTTTCCCGCGTTTTCGCAGAGACGTGGCTGGCCTGGTTCACCACGCGGGAAACGGTCTGATAAGAGACACCGGCATACTCTGCGACATCGTATAGCGTTACTGGTTTCACATTTACCACCCTGAATTGACTCTCTTCGGGTGCTATCATGCCATACCACGAAATGTTTTGCGCCATTCGGAGGGGGCACGCCGAAGTGAGATTCAAAATGCCGACGTCAGTTCACAGGTGGGTAATGATACCAACGTGTTGATTTCGTATTTTCACTGACACCAGGATCATCCTGATGTTACAAGGATTGAATGACTACAGATTAAAATAGTCATCAACAGGTTGACAGCATTACCCAGCGCCCGCTTTCCGCGTATTTTTCGATTTGCACTGCCGGGGGCACTGGCGGGTATCGCGTTCCGCACACTTTTACATTTATTTATCTGGTGACTGACCTTTTTAAGGAGACAGAATGAAAGCCGTTGGTTTCTGGCAACCCGGGGAAAGTACATCCGTTATTGAAGATTTGTCGCTTCCCCACCCATCCATGCCCAAGGGGCGTGATCTTTTGATCAGAGTCAGGGCGGTCGCGGTTAACCCACGGGACCTGAAAAGCCGGCGAAACATCAGTCCCTCTGCAGGCAATCCGGTAGTTATGGGATACGACGCTTCCGGTGTTGTTGAAGCAACCGGACCAGATGTGACGCTGTTCAGGCCAGGTGACCACGTTTTCTATGCCGGTGTGCTCGATCGCCAGGGAGCCAACGCAGAGTTTCAGCTGGTTGACGAACGCATTACGGGGATAAAGCCGGCAGCACTAAGTTTTGAAGCTGCAGCGTCGGTTCCTCTGACCGGTCTGACAGCCTGGGAAATGTTATTTGATCGTCTGCAGTTGTCAGTGAACGGAGATGCTGATCAGACCCTGTTGATGCTTGGCGGTGCGGGCGGAGTCCCTTGTATGGCTATACAGCTTGCCCGCACTCTGAGTCGGGTGAACATCATCGGGACTGCCTCCCGGCAGGAGAGTGTCAGAGCGGTTCGCGGGTTTGGTGCGCATTATGTCCTGGATCATTCATGTGCGCTTGCGCCACAGGTTGCCAGCCTTGCTGGACTCCCTCCCATTACCCGGATTTTCTCAACGTACACCACGCCATCTGCCTGGGAAAATATGGCCGAAATTATTGCCCCACAAGGCCGTATCGGACTCATCGACGACCCTGAACCACTGGATCTGCGTTTGATCAAATTTAAGAGCGTTTCTGTTCACTGGGAGGCAATGTTTACCCGCCCCATGCATGCTACTGCGGACATGTCTAAACAGCATGATATTCTTAACAAACTCTCATGCATGCTGGATTCCGGTAAGCTCAAACCTCCGTTGCTGGCAGAGTATGGCAGGCTGAATGCTAAAGCACTTCGCCGGGCTCATGAGGACATGGAAAATAAAAATGTGAACGGGAAAATTGTTTTTTCAGGGTTCTGATGAACAGGCCTGTCAGAGTAAAAAAAGATTCGGGTTCAGCACAATGCTGAATTCTGTCTGGCTATAGAGTAAGAATCGTACCGGAATTGAGCATTTACCCTCAGTACCTGCGGATGAAAAAGCAGTCTGCCCTGACATACTGAACAATCCCTTCTCATAAGATGCCTCTCTTTTGCTGTTTAAAGAGCTGAGCAGTCCGGGCGGAGACTGACCTCGTTCCGCTTTCCAAGCGACCCCCTTGTTGAAAGTGCGACAAAAGAGATAGGGCGAATGACTATACTTCGCTCATAGCTGCCCGTCATGCCAGCTCAAAAAACAGGCTTAACGTAGGATATTTTCCGTTTTCCAAGCGGCCCCCATTTAAGTCGCCATTGATATTGATTGGGTAATTAACACCCTGGAAGTGTTGACCAAGGAAGTTACCGATCGTCGTCATGTCTTCATTAGTCTTAGTGCGGTGAGTAGATGCATTGAAGTCATAGTTATCCTGGTAACCACGAACAACACCGTTGAATGTCCACTGACCAGACGCATCACGATTTAGAGTACCTTCCATCTGAAGCGTGATATTGCCGAGGTAGTAGTTAGAAACTAGGCTGTCGATACCTGTGTCATAAGCGAACTTAAGACTGAAGTTGTAGCTGCCTGGTGCGCTCATAGCCATTAACTGATCATTAAAGCCAGCAATCTTTTGCGGTGCGAGCTGTAAGCCAATATTGTTGATATCAACATTCATCGGTCGGCCATTACCCCAAAAGAAATTAGCCAATGCTGAAACCACGCTATAAGGACCACCACTTAACTGGTCGCTCATATTGCCTAATTGCCAGTCACGCCACTGAGTACCATTACCTGCCATTGCAGAAATGCCAGTAGTACCCATTGCCGGTCCAACAATGCAATCATTCAGATAACAATTATTTTTAACCCACTGCAGCAGGGACGTAAGATCATTCTTATTAACCTGATCTATGCCGGTCTGGCTGTTGAAGTAGCTGCCATTAAGAACCTGTTGATACATTATCGCTTGTGCCTGACCTGGCGGAACAGAGGTAGCGCCGCCTGGGTTATAGCTACCAAATCCGGCAGGCGGACCACCAGCACTTACTGCCGGTGCAGTTACAACCATAGAACCTTCGCTCATATGTATCTCCTTATATTTAACATTATGTTAACGCGATAAAGAGGATAACAATTACTACTCAGCACCAGCCAGAAACATGTGGGTATTTATACAGTATAATTTAGTATATCTAACTGCTTTGAAAACGAAGCGGTAGGGTTTGAATAATCTAAAAATTAAATATTGAATAAATACATGTAGTTATACTAGTGTTATTGACTGCAATTGATAATGATTGCTATTTGTATATAATGTAGGCTAATGAATATCTGTAAGCGGGGGCGTTATGGCAGGAAGGGTAGTTAAAGGAATCGCTTTGGTATTAGCCGGTGGCGTTTTATTAGCGCTTGGTGGCGTTGGGACGCTGATTTACCTCAAAACTGGCGATCAGTACTACAGCGTTTCCAATCTGGAAGAATGTAAAAACTACACTAATGACCAGGCAAAGGAAGCAGTACTAAGCGCACGTCTCAAACAGCCTAATGGCTGGAAAAGCTGGGGGGATGCTTCTAAGGTCGCCAATCAAAATGGCATAAGGTTCATTGATAACGAAATCAAAGGCCCGGACAAAATCTGGCTGATCCCGTTTTATGACGAAAAATTCCCTGATAAGAAGCAGTTTGGCATGCTGGATTGTGGAACATTAACGGTCGAGTTTACGTCTGAGTAATGCGCTCTCGTTCTAAATCACAAACCGCTTATCCTGGCCCTCACACTGACTCCGAGGCCACCAGCATGACCATTCCAACCGACTTAAAACCCCTTGCCGCAAAGGCGGCCGCATCGTCAAAAACAGCAATCGCCGGCGAATTAACCCTGAACGCCGGCGCAGTATTTTCTCTGCCGATTATCCCGTCGCCGCTGGTGGTGTCGTTTTGCGGCGCAGACGGCACGCGGGCGCAGCTTACAGTGAATAAGGGCAGGGTGACGTTTGAGGGCGATCCCGACGCTGCAGCAGAAATGTTTATCGAGGCGGTAACACGATGCCACGCAGAGCAGTGGGGGGCGCAGCAGGAGCGGCTGGAGTTAGCAGAAGCACAGCTGGCGGCATACTCACACCATAATGGCCTGATGAAGCTCTCACAGCGGCTGGTGGACGCAGAGAAGGAACTCGACGTGCTCCGTAAGGAAATTAACCAGCGCCGGACATAAGTTAACCGACGTGTGGACGCGGCTGAACGTTCACTATAGTTAGCAGACTTACTCAATAATCTAATAGTTACTGATTACAAAGAATGCTACCCACTTTCTCAGAATCAACCACTTTAGCAATGGTCCATACGCCAGCGCCAACGGCGATAAGCACAGGAAACGCGACAGGTTCAACTATCACAAGAGCTATAGCTCCAAGAACGAGTGTCTTTTTAACTGCCGGACTCATCTTGTCTAAAACATCCGAAACACCGCAAGCATATGAAATCCTAGGGTAAGCGGATATAAATGCAAGAGTAAATGCTGACAGAACAAAACTTCTACGTGAGTATTCCATGATAATTACCTCACTTAAGCATTGTAACAACAGGGGTTTGTGTCACGTTATAAGTCTGTTTTAAAGCAACACTGGTCAATATTCCTGATAAGGCAGCTGTCTTTATATTGTATCCAGAGTACGCCTGGCTTAAAGGTACAGAGGAAAGATATTCGTCGATAACTTTATGAATGCTTCGCATGCTGAAACTTTCACCTCTCCTATGAGAGTCCATGAATATTTTATCGACTAGCACCATTCTGTAATAAAAGTTAAGTTTGAAAATGCGCGTCCATACGTTTAAGTCGTCATCATGCCGCAGCATATTTGCCATAAGGAATGGCTCTTTCTTTTTTAATCTAGGTAAAATATCGGTTACGTATCTATGGATAGAATCGCCACACGAAACGCTGAATATGAAAATATTATTATTATTGCCAGGGTTCCAAACGGGAAATGTACTCATAGTCTCAACTATTTGAGGAGTGATGGACTGCTTTTGAGTTTTTTCAATCGTAATATCTGCAAAGTCGGAAATCTTCAACTGTTCGGGTCTGGCTGAAAGGTCCATAAGTAGTTACTCACGGTTAGTAATGTAATTTTATGTTAGTACATATTTCGTACTGCTGACGACTATTTTCATTAAAATTAAATCATTAAAAAACATGCACTTGAAATCAATGGGGGGTTTGGCTTGTATCACAAGCGCGCGATTACAGCCTTGCTTTCGGCTGTTAAGGCTCATTGCATAGCAAATGAGTGTGCAACAGTAAGGAGTCCGGGAGGATCATTATTTTATAGTGGGGATGTCTTTTAAACGCGTGGTGTACCGCGGCGACAGCATTTCTCGCTTCATCTGCCACGCGCTGTCTTGCTCCCCCTGTCCCGCGAAGAAGACCTTCCCCCTTCCAGAGCGATTGATAGCGTCCAGCGCCGCCATTAGGGCATCTGCATTTGCACGCGGCTGCTGCTCACTAAACATGTCAAACTGCGCCACGCCAGACTGGTAAAAATCCCCCAGCATTACGCCTGCTTTGGCATACCGATAGCCGTCGCGCCAGATAGTGCTCAGCCCGCGTAGCGCAGACTCAATAATGTCCCGCGTGTCGCTGGTGGGGTAGTCGCATACGCATGAGGCGGTATTCGAATACTGAGGCTCGTTTGCGTGTCTGGCGGTAGCGATCGACACGCTGATATGTCGGCAACGCGAGTTCTGCTCTCTCAGCTTTTCTCCGGCTCGGGTGGCATAGAGTGTGACGGCCTGCTTCATGTCCTCCAGCTCCGTGATCTTCTCACCAAATGAGCGTGAGTTAAGGATGTTCTGCTTCGGCGGTGGCGCGTCTTCCAGTGCGATGCAGGACTCGCCATTGAGTTCGCGGGTGGTGCGCTCAACGATAACGTCGAAATTCTTCCTGATCATGCTGATATTACTGTCAGCCAGCTGCAGAGCCGTGGTGATCCCCAGCTGGTGCATGCGCTTGGTAATGCGCGGGCCGATACCCCAGATATCGCTAACATCGGTAAGGTGCAGTAGTTTGCGCTGGCGGGTCCGACTGGATAAGTCCACAACGCCCTTTGTCTGCGTCCACTTTTTCGCGGCATGGTTAGCCAGTTTGGCCAGCGTTTTGGATGGGCCAAACCCCACGCCGATTATCAGCCCTGTTTCCTTTCGGATACGCTCCCGCATCTGGCGTCCGAACGTCTCAAGCGGGATCACATTGTTGATGCCGGTGACGTCCAGAAAGGATTCATCAATGGAATAAACTTCCTGTCCTGCCGCCATTTCCCCTAACAGGGCCATCATGCGGGCCGACATATCGCCGTACAGCTCGTAATTAGAACTGAACACATGCACGCCGTTCTCCCTGAAAAAGCGCTCATTCAGAAACAGCGGCGCCGCCATCTTGATCCCCAGGCGCTTTGCCTCCGCCGAACGTGCGATCACACAGCCGTCATTATTCGAAACAACGACAACCGGCTTACCCCGCAGATCGGGCCTGAATATGGTTTCACAGGAGGCGTAGAAGTTGTTGGCATCAGCCAGGGCAAACATACCGGACTACCTAAGTTACTGTTTAACTATGAAGTATTGGCGAGGCCTGCAAAATTATCAACATGGTGATTTAGTTATGCTTTTATCACTGCCTGAGCTGCAATTAGTTATGCCTCCAAAACTAAATATATCACTAAATAACTAAATAGCTTTACATGCCACACGCATTTAGTTATATTCATCTCATCCCAACGGGATATGTTCTTTAACAACATGGAGAGGCAAATGCCGGAGCTTGAGTGGAAACGAAAAGCCGATAAGCAGCTGAGCCAGATACCTGAACCGTATCGCAGCATGATACGCGACAGAATCCGGGAACTGCGTAACTGGCCCGACGTTGAGCACCTGGTTATTGAAAAGCTGACGGACGACAAAGAGCAAAGACGAAAGCTGGTGGTAGGTAACTACCGCGTACTTTGGAAAATTGTGAAAGGTCAGCCGGTAGTCATCGAGATACTGGAAGTGTTGAGACGGACAAGTAAGACATACAGCAAACGGTAAAAGGACGGCGGGGAAACCCGCCTGACTGCCTCTCCATCTATGCCCGAACACTGAAACTCAAATGAAAGAGAGAGAGAGTGTCATAGCATGAGTGCAATACAATTTATGACGGATGCCGAAGGCAACCGCATCAGCGCCGTAATACCGATTGAGTTATTCAATAAACTGGCGGCAGAAAGCGAACTGGCTGAGTTTTTCGAGCCTGTTCCCTATGAAGCTGATGATAATGACGACGAAACAATCCCCGGTGCGGTGGTTGATATTCGTCACGAAAACAACGTGCCTCTGCACGCTGCATGGCGCTTATATCGCGGCTACTCGCAAGAGTATGTCGCTGAAGCGCTGTGTATTACCCAGGCTGGCGTTTCAAATATGGAGAAAAGGGCGAAGCCTCAAAAGGCAACGCTTGAAAAGCTGGCCCGCATCTACGACTGCCGTATAACACAGCTGTATTAACCACCAGCCAATAAGCCCGCCGCGTGCGGGCTTTTTTAATCCTGCGGCATAGCGTTAAAACCCATTCCGGCCACGTCCGTCAGGGCATAGGCCACCACACCCCATACAGGAAGCTCCTGGCTCACATCGAGCAGCGTTACTGTCTCGTCCGCGTCCAGCGCCTGCAATGCCGGTACCGGATTAAGCAGCAATCGCCTCAGCGTCAGCTCGCCGTCGAGCTCTGCAACGATAAGCTGGCCATGTGCCGGTGTAAGCGCACGGTCGATGGCCAGCACGGAGCCTTTAACAATTCCCGCGTCGGGGCAGTCGCTTTCACTGCGCATAAGGTAGGTTGAGTACGGGGAGAGGTGCACCAGATCGCCCAAGTTCAGGCGCGTTTCAGTGTAGTTCTGGGCCGGACTCTGAAAGGCCATGCAAACGCTCCATTCTTTACAGCTTTTCAGCCTTGTAAGGTGAACCTGATAACGACCAGGTGTCCGTCACACAGGCGCATTTAATACTCCTGATATCAGTATACGTCGCTATCCTTACATCAACAGCAGGAGGTAACTATGTGTGGAAGATTTGCGCAGTACAGCAGCCGCGATGATTATTTTGATGCACTCGGCCTGACCCCGGACGAAATCACATTCGATCCGGAACCTCTTGGGCGCTTTAACGTAGCACCAGGCACTAAAGTACTACTGCTAAACGAACAGGAAGATTCGCTGCGCCTCGATCCGGTTTACTGGGGCTACGGACCGGAATGGTGGGATAAGCAGCCACTTATCAACGCGCGCGGTGAGACGGCAGCGAGTGGCCGCATGTTTAAGCCTCTCTGGAATCATGGCCGCGCTATCGTGCCTGCTGACGGCTGGTTCGAATGGCAGAAAGAAGGTGGTGAGAAGCAGCCATTCTTCATCTTTCACAAAAAAAAGGAGCCGCTTTTCTTTGCCGCCATCGGCAGGCAGCCGTACGGTCAGGATCACGGCAAAGAGGGGTTCGTGATTGTCACATCAGCCAGCAATCAGGGCATGGTTGATATACATGACAGGCGACCGCTGGTAATTACGCCTGATGCCGTTCGTGAGTGGCTCAGCAATGAAACGTCCCCAGCGCGTGCGGAAGAAATTGCCCATGATGCTGCCGTTCCGGAAAAAGCATTTACCTGGCATCCTGTCAGTAAAAAAGTAGGCAATATTCATCACCAGGGAAGTGAGCTTATCGGGGCTTTACCCGCAGATAATGAATAACGCCCTTACTTTTCACAAAAACTATAAGACGCAGCAGGCGTAATGCCTGCATCAGACATAAAGCTATGTTAAGCCTGGCGATGACAGTTAATCGTCACGGCGATTACGTTCAAACCCACGACGTCCCCTGGCCGCGTGTTCGTAGTTAAGCTCTATGTATCGCTTAAATTTTTCACGAAGCTGTGCAAGTTTAATCGGCAACTCTTTTTCAACAAATGCTGGTGGTATATCAAAGTCTTCGAGATGTTCAGATAAATACTTATGCACCTTTTCCAGCACGTCCAGTAGAGAAATGTTGTTACTTTGCTGGTCCTCCAGTAACGGTCCATGCCAGCATTCCCAGAATGCCTGGTGACGGAGAGAGTTTTCCTCACACGCCAACTGCCAGAGCTCTAAGTAAATTTCACGAGCAATATCATAAGGCTGCTTGTCAAAGACTTCTAAGAGGAAGTAAAAGCAGGGAATTTTAAGCGCATTGATTCGGGAATTTTCGACTTCAGGATCACGACGCAAATCTATAAGGTTACTAAAACGTGAGCGTACACACGCTATAGGATTTAGCACCCTGACCTTTTCGTGCATCTCCGGAACATTTGGGCCAGTGGATTCTATAAGGAATGGAGTGGTGAAGATGTGAAGTTTAGTCCCTAGAAAATCTACTCGTTCGAAGCCTCCCGGTTTATCAATAATATCTACCGTATTGGCAACTTCAGGATCATCCGGCACAGCAAACAAGCCATCATCAATCTGCTTGATATCATCCGTATCCCGATCGATAAGCATGAACTGAGCAAGGGACGGAGGGTTGCCGCCTTTGTTCGACCAGAACTTTACATTAAGTGTCTCGGCTATTGCTGCTATGTCGTCTTTTCGGGCGCTGTAATCGCAGTCGATAGAAGTAGTAAGACGATCGTCGGGCAATCTGCTGCTGTTATACAAGTCGTAATACGCTGAAATCCAGTATTGTACGGCTTGTCCACCTACAGTAACCACCGCGTATTGTAGCCGGTCTGCGTTAAGGATGAGCTGCTGATTTAGCCGATACATTTGCTCATAAGGTGGGATAACATTTTGATTAGGCATAAAAAAAACCATCAATGAATGATGGTTTATTTTGCCTTAAAGATAGGGCTCAGGCAAAGGAGATATCTTGAGCAAACTTTTTGCTCGCGGGCTTGCTAAAACGGCTTCTCACAGCAGGCTTATATCCAGCGCGACCGAGTGCAACTTGCACTGCCTGGGCATTGTAGCGTTTATGCTGTTCTCGTTTAGCTTCTGCAGGAGACATGACTCGTTTGGCTTTTGCAAGAGACATGATAAGTATCCGATAAAAGTAATGTAGTAGGAATGTACTAATTACTATACGACACGAATCTACGTCAGACAATAGGATACTATTAATACAATAAGAGAGTACTTCTTAAGTACTAAGTAACTTGTTAATTCTTCTATCAAAGTACCTATACCATCATCAGCAAGATACTAACAATTCGATCAATACTCTAAGACCTTCCATCTTCTTTCAGGTACTGAAAAATTCATACATGTTTAAAGACCTTCCATTTACTTCTGATTGGGCGGCATAAAAAAAGCCCCTGTTAGGGGGCTTTGGAGCAAAGGCTAATGGCTACACAGGTTAAGAAATGCATCAAAAAATTAGCAAATCCTTAGAATATATTAAGCTGTTTAGCCACCAGCCTGATACACCTGCGCGCGGTAATTCCGGCAGGTCTTAACGCCTTTTACTCCGCTTTCTGCGGTTCTGCCGCTGGCGCTGCGGCCACCAGCTCCGGCTCAGGCTGTGGGGCGTCGGTTTTCGCCTTTGCCAGCAGGATAGTGCGCTGTAGCTGTGCCTTTTCACAGGCATCCTGCACCATATCTTGATCCAGACCGATCACCGCATACTTATCCAGATTCTCCATGCGGTAAAGACAGATTTCAGGCACTAAATCTTTCAGGCCTTTTTCATTTTGTGCAGTCACATAGAGCAGCTGCGGCTGACTATCCGCTCTATCCGGGATGTAAACATAAGCACGCTGGCCAACCCCTAATGCCTGAAGAAATAGAATGGCTACGGCTACGGACAAAGAAGGGTGCGCAAAGCTCATTGGTTGCATCTTACCTGCAAGAATGCCATGTGCTTTTACATCATACGGATTGTGCAAAGTAATGGTTTCTGCACGCCACTGTCCGGTCAGTGAACCAGAAACAAATGCCTCGCCAGTAACGTTCATGGGTATCTGACGCATCAGTACCTGGGAGAAGCTAAGATCCAGTGCCGGTGACAGAGGCTGTGCGTTGGCCATCTGATTAATCGCAGCAATGGCTTTTTCGCGCTCTGCGTCGTCGTTCGGTAAGTTTTGCTCATTGAGTAGCCAGTAACGATCATTTTTGTTAACCCATACCGTTACACCTTCGACATTCTCAGGCTCAAAGCCCAGCGACGCCAGAAGCGCGATATCAATATCTTCCGAACGAATTTCGTTCTTTTCGTTCAGCTCAATGGTCGTGCTTTTGCTGATAATGTACTTGGTCATGATCGGGCCTTATTTTCTAGTGGTCTTTTTGGTGACGGTCGCGGTGCTGGTGGTCTTGGACGCTGCTGGCTCTTCAGCCGGTGCAGCGTCGTCTACCGGCGCGGGCTCCTGCGAATCTGCCGGGGTGGTCACAGTTGAGTCTTCAGTAGGGGCCGGATCGGTCTGTACCGGCGTGGTAGAGCCAAAGCCGCCATCGCCGCGATTGGTCTCGGACAGGGTATCGACTTCTATCCAGGTGACAGCCTCCAATTTCTCAATCATCGCCTGCGCAATGACCATACCTGCTTTCGGCTCAATGAACTGGCCACCTTCATCAGCAATCATGCGCAGTCTGATCTCGCCACGGTAATCACTGTCGATAATGGCCACATTGTTAGCCAGGCGCAGGAAGTTATCCGTCGCCAGCCCGGAACGGGGATAAATCTTCATGCAGTAGCCTGGCGGGATCTCCACGGCTAGTCCGGTTGTGATCCACCATGCACGCGGCTGGCGAGCCGCGCCTGGCGTCTGTACAACATTGAGTTTCACGTCCAGCGCGGTGATATCCCACGCTGCAGCGCCGTCCGAACCACGGAACGGCAATTCGGCGTCTGGTGTGAGGCGTTTGATATTAACTTGTGGCATGACTTAACTCCGGTGATTTAAAGGTGTAGTGGCGGCGTTTACGAACAGAGTCCTCATACATTGGGACGTCTGTGTACTCCACCAGCCCGCGTGCAATGAGTTTCTTAACGGACTGCAGGAAAAGGGAATGGCTAACGTCAAACTCCTGACGCACGTTTCTGGCGGTGATGAACCGGCGCTTATCGAGCAGCATCAGAATGTATTCTTCAATCTTCCCCATCTTCAGGGGAGTCAGGCTGGTGGCATACGCGGCAGATACCGCCAGGGTGTATTCGTTATCGATGGATCGCGTAATCAGCCCGTTTTTTGCAGGTCCAGCAGCGTTCCCCGGATAACGTGCGTTGACGTGTCGGGTAGGGCGCGGGTAAAGCGGCGGCGCGTGGCGATACGCTCATCCTTCAACAGCATCAGCACGGCTGAGGCCGTTTCCGGATAGCGTGCGCGGAAAATTTTAAGTTTTGGTAAAAGGCGCTTCAAAGTTCTGTTATCCTTGCCAGTGGTTTATTTCGGATACCTACATCCAGTGGTTAACGTTTGAACCTGATTGATTGAACGGAATAAGGGAGCCAGCGATGGTTCCCTTTTTCTTTAGTCCTGCGTCCACTTCTGGCCCGTATCCACGCACACCACGCCGTGACACACGCGCCCCTGATCCAGCCTGAAGGCCATGCCCCCCAGCTTGCTGCGCCTGCGGCAGAATTGCGCGCCAGACAGATAGGCGTGCGGCACGCCGGAATCAATCGCGCCTTCCTCCGTACACTGGCCGTCTTCTGCGTCTGCATAGCCACGCGCAAACTCGCTCAGCACTTCGCGCCGGTCTTCAAAGCGGATGATCTCGCCGTGGTCCAGGTCGCGTGCGTACTCGATCGCGCCGTTCTTAACGAGTGATGCAATGGTTTTGGGGTGCCTGAATATTTCCTCGCCCCAGTACTGGCCGGTGCAGGAATCAACGTAAGAGCCGCTGGAATAGGTGCCGATAGGGTTAGAGACGTCGTGTGCCATAGCCACTGCCACGAAGAAGTTAACGACGTTGCCGGTAACTGACATTATTTCCCCGCAAAGAGCCGTTCCCGGCTGCTGAAGGTGTTTGTTTCCTGCCGGGTGAATACGTTGTCCACCAGCCCGACAAATGCGGCAAATTCACTTCTGTAATACTCCAGTAGCTTATTTGCGGCGCGTTCGGTGAGGTATTCCACGTAGTACCAGGCACTGTATTGGTCGATCCTGGGTTTTTCGAGGGTCAGTAATGGGACGGATTCTGACAGCGTAGAAACGCCATACTCCACCAGCGCCACGCCGTCGCGCTCGATGGCGGTAAAGGTCAGCTGGTGGCCGTCAATGATGAATGTGCGTGTCAGTAAGATTTGTTGTCTGGCCATCGGTATTCGCAGGATGCGGGATGGCCTGAATTGTGGGGGATAATAGCTACCGTTACAATTATTATTTCTTTAGATTTCGATAAACTTAATTCTCTATTCTCCGTCCAGTATTCCCGACATTTTGCCTTTCTGGCTTTCAGAGCGGCGCAGGTAGCGCATAACGGTTTTTGGGTCCTGCCAGGTACCTTCCTGCATGATCTGCGTAATTGTGGCGTCGCGTTCGGCCATATCCATCGCCGCACCCACACGGGCGCTGTGACCGGACCATTTTGCATAGCGGCCTTTGTTGTCCTGTACCGGCTCTTTACCCAGCAGATCCCAGGCGTCTTTGAATATCTTCTCTGTTGCCGGTGCTGACATAGGCTTTTCAGACACGCCAGCCGTGTTGTTGTGGCGGACCGGCCCGAAAACCATCGCGTCAGGATGATGAATCAGCCCTGACAGCTCCAGCCAGTGCACCAGATGACCGGCAGCGGCGCGGCTGAGGTGCTTAATCACGCCAGCCGCCGTGACCATTGTCTTTGTGTGAGACAGGTTAATGATCACATGGCCACTGTCGCTGATATCCAGATCGCGTACCCGGATACGACTGAGTTCGGACATACGGCAAAGGGTGTTGTAGGCCACAAACAGGAATGCCAGGTTGCGCTGATCGGTCAGCCGTTCGGAGCGCCCCATAAGGTGCGACAGTAGTTGCAGGTCCGGGAGGCGGAACGGCACAGCTTGGCCGGTGCGCTCCCCCTGCAGCACGGCTTCACGCCGGATGCGTTTCAGGGAGCGTTTCAGGTCCACGCTTCTCCTGAGTTCAGGCAGGCCGCTTTCCCGACATAGCATGTTCATCATGGCGTAATGCTTGTCGATGGTGCTCGATGCGAGGCCACTTTCTGCCATGTTAAGGAAGTATTCCCGCGCCAGATCTGGGTCGATCGGCAGATAGCCCACGTCACGCTCATTACACCAGAAAGCCCAGCGCCGGATAACGGATAACAGGTCGCGGAAAGTATTCTCGGAATAAGCGGCCTTATCTGCGATGAATCTCCGCAGGTTATTAGCAATATCTTCCGGCGTTAATTGCGTTAATTGCGTTAATTCAGCCGGGAGTGCGCCGGTCTTTATTTGAGCCAGATGTTTCATTTATATATTTCATCCCAAATCAGAGAGACAACGCTACGCGAAATCTACGAAAACAGCAGGGGTGTGATACGCCAGATTTCACGTAGCGACGCCTGATGCAAAACCGTACAGAAAGCACGCCTTTTGCCAGCGGCTTCGCTTACCTGATCATTTGATCATCAACCACTGATCAAGCATACATGAAACATTGGTAACTTTATATAAGGCTTATTATTTAAAGTTTCATTTTTCGTCACATTTTGCCCGATGCCTGCCTTAGAGAGTAGCTAAATCGAAAAATTTGCAAATTCGTTACGTTATTGTTCGTGATCGGCAGGATACCTTCATATATGATCATTTGGCATTCATTTGATTGCTTTCCGCAACTGTTATCACTGGAAACCTTCGGGTGGCGCGCACAGCGCCGGGTAACAGACACACACTTTTTGCACACAGTTTCATTAATGAGCCTGTACAGCAGAAATATCTGACAGATGCCAAATGCAGACTATTCTTATTATTGCAATTCTAAGGAGAGTTAATTTTACATGGCTACTGTTTCTGTCTATATTCGCCTGCATTAAGTCCAGAGAGACTTGTACCGCTCATTAATATTTTTGGAATACAATTATGCCTAACTTCAGCGATGTAGAATTTGAGAAGCGTTATAAACATTTTCTACAGGTACAAAAAGAGTGGCTGACTCTCATCACGGACAACCAGATTTTTAGCGATAGAAACTCCCTGGGTGAAGAATGCCGCCCGATTGGCTTTATCACTGACAAGAAAGACTTTAAGCGTGCTGAGCACCTACTGGCTGACTGGCAGAGCTTTGCTGACCTGGCAGAAGAAAAGCGCAAAGAGCGCTCTATCGCGATCACTACGAACCTCTATCTGCCGGTTCCCGTACTGATCATTAATCCAAAGCACGTCACTATTAACCGCTTCCGCGCAACGGCCACCTCGAACCACACCCGCGAAGATATCCTTAAGCGTTATGAGAAGCAGATAAACAAGCTGCGTAAGGTTCCTTTTGCTGCCGGTGCAATCATGTCGCTGGAAGATGAAATGAAAGGGATTGAAGCTGCAGCACCAGGCGCCATGTACCGCGCACGCACCAGCAACTACTCTGATATCCAGGTAACAGCGCGCTATACCGATGATAAGAAAGATGAAGGTGAATCTTTCCGCTATGGCGCACATGGCATGCTGATTTACGGCGACAAGCTGGATAAAGAGCGTGATATCAAGCTGAACGTTACGAGTAACGGTAATTACACGTCGCCATACGATGCTATCTCACCCGTACCATGTTCAATCCTGCCTAACGCCAAGCTGTACACCATGGAAGACGTGGAATACAGCAAGGTGCTGGCCGCGCAGCGTTCCTCAGTGGCGTACACCGTAAACACACGCCGCGCTCAGTTTGAGAACAGGGCAAAGGCTAAGATTGCGAAGGCAAAAGACGCAGCAGAAGCGCGTCTGTTTAAAGCTGAAATCGAAGAAAACCGCGATCTGCTGGAGAAGCTGGAAGCCTACGACTGGGCGCTCCTGGATAAGAAGGTAGCCGCTGGCGATACAGAACAGCTTACGATGCCTGAAATCCGTAAGCGTTACGGCGGAGAAGAGCCTCGCGCTGGAAAGAATATGCGTAACATGTACAGCCTGCTGCGTGAACTGGAAAGTAACCTGAAAAAGCAGGACAAATAATAATCAGTATTCTGCCACCAGCAGGAAAACAGAAGGGCGCATAAGCGCCCTTTTTGTGGGTGTTAATCAGGCAGTTAGCCCGATTTTCACCCAGTTACTGACTACAGTGGTTATCTGCTGGTGGTCACTGCAGCAGTGCATCCAGCTCCGATAACTCATCCAGCTTGCTCTGTGTAAAGTCAGCCATATCCTCGCTAAGTTCAGCCTCAGCCGGACGGTAGCCAATCAGGAAAATGAAGCAGTAAGTGTCCCAGCGGTCAGGCGACTTGATGTTAAGTTTCTGGCGCATCTGCGGCTTCGGCACCATCATGATCCGCCCCATTTCATCCATAAAGTACGGAATCTTTGAGGCCTGCTCTGCCGTGTGCTGTGAGATATCTATGCGCATCCTGCCCGACCGGATCGCATCAGCGGCCATGATGTTCGACCAGGCGCGCTGGTTCTTGAATCGCTCCCTCACCTTCTTACTGAATGGCGGCTGGCCCCAGCGGATGCTGATAGCGTTAACGCCACGGCGCTCAAGCTGCTTAAGCGTACCCGAACCCACGCCGTCGCCATCGACCGCAATGGTAATGCCCGGATAGCGCTCCTGCGTGCATTCGTTGGCGATGTAGTCACCGAAGGTAATCGGGTCCATCGTGCCTGGCATTTCCACCAGCTTAAACGACACGACACGGCGCGCATCACCGTACCCGGATACCTTACAGATGTTGAGTATCGACTTATCACGCCCGTTACCGACGTCAGCGGTGGCCACCCAGCCCCAGCCCTTCTCCAGAAACACTTTGCGGCGTGCTGCACGATCGCACTCATCACGCCCCAGCAGATAGCCGCTGACGTTGCGCGGGAAGCGGCCCAGCACCTTCACCATGTATTCCAGTGAGTCGCGGCCACCGTACTCCACCAGCTTCTCCCGGATGAATTTCAGGGTAACGTGTGGCGCTTCCTCGGAGTTAAGGACTATGGCATTCCAGAAGCCGTTAGGGTTATCCGGATTTTTGGCTAACGAATGGTGCGAGTCATAGAAGTAACCACTGGGGCGAGTAGGCTGCGACATCATCAGCATGCGGTTATCGTCTTCTGTCAGCGCACCACGCATGATTGCGATCGCTTTGTCAGAGATACCCGACGCCTCATCAAGGATCAGCAGGATGTGTGCGGCGTGCTCACCCGCCAGCGCTTCCTCGTTACCCAGGCGATAGCCCTTACACAGCACCTCCCATATACCCTTACGCGACTTCTCATAAAACATGGTGTCAGTCAGGGTGAAGTAGTTTTGTAGCCACGGGTGACGTCTGGCGGCGTTCGCCCAGTAGGTTTTGACGTACTTGAATACGCCGGTCTTAACCTGCCCGATTTTGTTGGCCACGATGATTACGCGGGCATCCGGATACATGATCATGTAGATAAGCAGCATCATGGCCGTAAGGGATGATTTACCGGTACCGTGTCCGGACGTAACGGTAGTCTGGCTCCCCGTCTCCTGTACGGAGTTCATGATCTCTTCCTGCTGCCAGGTGGGAATCATGCCAAACAGCTCAACGACGGCCAGCGCCCAGTTGTAGCGGTAGCGGATAACCATATCCCGCCAGCGCGGGTCCGTAGTGACGCTCTTTACGCGCTTCTTACCGCTCATCAGGCGTCATCCTCGCCCGTCATAACGGATTGCGTATCGGTCATAACGGATTCATCGTCGGTCATAACGGATATCTCAGGCGGGATATAATCGTCGTCTCCGTACAGTTCCGCCGTGGCCATGTAGTCAAAGTTGCCGTTGAGATTACCCTCGCCCGCTGTTTCGCCGGCGCGGTTCTCTCCGTCTGCCTGGACGTCACCGAATCCCCCGCCATCCACAAGTGCTGCCACTTCCGCACGGCGCGACTCAACAAACGCAGCGCTGGTGGCCTGCTGCTCCCGGAACTTACGCGCATCCCGGTCCAGTTCATCCTCAGTGACCGCGCCGCGCTCATCTACTGGCGGTTCGGCGTTCTTGAGCTCGTTCTCAAGGCGTCTGGATAGTGACTCTGGCAGTTTGATACCGTGCCGCTCGATGTACTCCGCCGTCTCCAGTAAATCCCAGTCCTTTTCTTCGCGCAGCTGGTAGGCACGGCTGATCACCTCACCGGCGTTATGCGTCAGCGCATGCTTCTCATTGTCTCGCCGGTTCTTGTCGGTGCCGCTGGCGATCGCCGCTACCCGTGTGGCGTGGTCATTGACGAGATAGCCGACTTCAATCATCAGCTTTGTCATTTTCAGGATGGGATGTGGTCCGCCGCCGCCTTCGTCATCATCCTTTTTGCCACCGTTCTTCAGGTTGTCGGCTTCCAACTCAAACAGATCTATTGCCCGCGCCGTGGTGCGCTTCAGGAGGTCCATGTGGGCCAGCGAGTCAAACAGCACCGTCATGGCGCTGGCTTCAACACCTTCACTCAGTACCTCTAATGCCGCTTCATAATCCTCCGGCCGCGGGAAGCCGCGCCGGTTGGCCACCAGCTTAGTTTCATGTCCTTCCTCAAACGGTTTTCCCTCCCCGCGGGGCTTCGGGGTGTGCTTCGGGCGCCCGGAATCCTGATCACCGGCATTTATGATCTTTTTGGCATGTGAAGCATTGGGCTTTTTCTTCGCGCCAGGCTGCGCTGCTGTCTCATCGCGTGGTTCGAGCACCCCCTCTAAAGCCGCGCTGTGCCTGATTTTGCGCCCGTTTCGACGGATGATCAGGTCTTCTTTTCTGGTTTGATCATTTTGATGATCAGAAGCGTGATCACTCAAATGATCATGATTGTGATCACCAGCCTGATCACGCATTGCGGCCAGCGCTTTACCGTTCAGCTCCCGGCGTGCGGTGTTAAACGGCAGACCGTAGTGCTCACAGTATTCTTTGACGGTTATCCCGCTCTGCGCCTTCTGCTCGATGAAGGCTTTTCTGTGGTCATCCCAGTTAACTTTGGACATGGTTTATCGTTCAAAAAGAGGCCAATAAACCGGGATGGTATGGAGTCTGTAATTTGTAGTGATCACAATAATGATCAGGTACTACACAAACGCGCTGAAAAGTTACCGTTTAAGTGTCATTTTTTTTAAATTAGTGATACTTTTAAACCTCAATCAAAGTACGAAATAAACCACTGGATAATTTAAATGACTAATAAAAAAGCTGTTTTAGTAGCTGTAGATGCGGGTTCAGGTAACGTTACGATTGCCTATGAGGAAGACGGCCAATGGCTTTCCCTTATCACCCCTTCACTGGTCCATGAGGGCCACCAGCAGTCCTACTCAAACCATGCGTCAGCTACTTGGTTTACCGAAAATGATAACGGGAACGAAGCAGCCTATACCGTCGTTAAAAAGGGTTTTACTGACCTGTACGACACCTGCGACCCGGACTACCAGATTTCCGCCCCACACCGTGTGCTGGTTCATGAATGCCTGAAACGTGCTGGCATCGTGGATTGCGACGTCATCCTGGGTGAAACCCTGCCAATCGGGCAGTTCTACAGCGGCACCGGCGTTATCAATCAGGACCGTATCAACCGCAAAGTTGAAAGCCTGAAAAAGCCTGTGCGCAACTATAGCGGCGACGTCGCGCCAGCGCGTATCAGACATGTTGAAGTCTTCCCGGAAGCCGTACCGGCGATTCTGGCCGCACAGACAGAGTTTCCTGATCTGGAGCAGGCACAGACCATTCTCGTGATTGATATCGGCAGATTCACCTGTGATATCGCTATCGTGGATGAAGAGCTGGTGCCAATTAAAAAGGCCAGCTTTGAGCACGGCATTCAGAAGATGATCAATCGCGTTCTGGTGCTGCTGCAGGAGTTTGAAAAGACTTCCGGACGCTCATTCAACGCTGAAGAAATCCCGGTTGGCATCGTTGACGACATTATCCGTCAGGGCTATATCGGTTCACGTATGGAAGCCGCTAAAGACAAGCGTATCGACGTAACCAGCGTTATCGATCAGGCAGCGGGTGAACTGGCGTCAGAAATCTGGCGTGACGTGCGTTCTTTACTGCGCAACGTAATTGCCCTTGATGCTGTTCTGGTTGTTGGTGGCGGTGCTAACTATCTGGCTGGCCGTCAGGCAGGCCTGAGCGACCATACAGCTGACTGGCACGATATGGTCATCATCCCGGCACAGCCAGAGCTTTCCATTGCGCGTGGCGTATTCATGGCGCTTATGTCGTCAGAGGATGAGCTGCGCGAAACGATCAAAGAGACGGCAAAAGTAAGCGACATTAAAAGCCGCGCCAGCGATAAAGGTTAACTATGAGTCAGGTATTAAGATTAAGTGGGCTGGAGGACGACGGGTTACTCACCGGCGCTGCTCTGGCTGAATATAACCGGTTGCAGACCAACGCGGCCAAGCGTAGCTATCTGGTGCGTCTGGTGCGCAGTGGCTACGCGCTGGATGAAATGGGCCTGAGTCCCGTCATCGAGCTGTTGCAGACAACTGACGGAAAAAAGTTCCTGAAAATGTCTGAGCGTGAGCGCCTGCAGCGTCTGCTTACCATGATTAGCGCCCTGCTGGGTGAAAGCGCTGGCGTGCCGGTTGCTGCTGCGCCACCAGCGACAGAAAAGGCCATGCCGGAGTCAGTCGAGCCACCAGCAGCCGAATCTGCGCCAGTGGAACCCGTCGCTACAGCTGAGCCTGCACAGCCAGTCGCTCCGCCTGCCCGGAGTTCAACTGAGTCTCTGGACGATGATGATAGGCCACAGGCATGGGGCGGACCGTCTATGGCTAAAGCAGGTAAGGCACGCAGCCTGCTTAACGCTAGCAAAAAGAACGTCGGACAGTCCTGATTACCCTCAGCCCCGTTCACATGAGCGGGGCATTTTCGATTCTTCCCCTTCTGCACATATCCATCAGTTCCCTTGCCAGCGCGCATACTGACAGCTGTTCCAGTTCCTTTTTCTGGAGAACCATCTTCGTGGCGCTTTCCACACACAGGGAATCGTAATTTAGATCCTTTCTTCCGCGCACTTTGAAGATATAGCCGTTCATGGCCTCCAGGCGATACTGCCGGGGATAGGCGTCAGGATGTACCCGGCATTGTGCGAACGGCGAACGAACAAAGGAGCGCAGGATATTGGAGATGATGCCGGTATTCACCACTAAGTGCGGGTATTCCGTTTCCACCAGCCTGGTGACTTCGGCCACTGTCATGTAGTCCCGTCTGCGTATTAACAGATCGGCTACCTCTATACTGCTCACCTTTTGTTCCATGTACTGCTCCGCTTGAATTGAATGCAAGCAATTCTAAGGATTGTGTAATCCGAGCAAGTGATAACGATGTAAATATCGCCATTTTTAGCAGGTATGAATGTGTTTTCAGGATGATTTTGGCTAAGACAGGCGTATGGCTAAACTGGATGGTGGGCTTTATCAGGACGTGACGATCGCAGTACTGGTGGTATCTACTGACACTCTCAGAGCTAATTAACAGTACCGATTATAGATATAGCATCTAACGGTAATATCACGGTGAATCCAGATTTCACACTTAGATTTTCAACCATAATCGGCATCTATTGTGCTGGATTAGTATGTTCTCCCGGCTGTGGGGCATCAGGAGGTTTGCGAAGGTTTTTTGAAGTTTATAGCCATAAGTTACTATGTCACGTCTCAGCAACTGAGACTTCACCTAACTTGACCGTTGCTCTAAAGTGTTCAGGTGGCCAGATTCAATCTGCCGTTACATTTGAAAATAATGGCACTTTGGCTGCATCTAAACAGGTCAGTATTTTCTTAAGATTCTTCATTCGGCCATTCTAGTAGGGAGAAGTATGTCGTCAGAAAATTTTGTTACCTTCTGGCTTGCCAGAGCCGATCTTCCATATTTTATTGAACCGCATGAATTTTATGTTTCAGAAGCTAAAAGTAGACTTCTATCGCAGTTTGGCGATTTAGGAGAAGAAGCAGAAAAGAGAGAACTACAGTATTTGGAGACTGCCGCGCAATATTTCGACCCTGAGTACGATGATCCGATGAGTGCCTATGAGCAAGCTTACAGCGCGGGGACCGATTATGCGTGGTCGCTTCTGGAGATGCAAAATACCGTGGTATTGGCATTAACAGCAGGAATGTATCACCAGTTTGATAAAAAACTAAGAGAACACACCATAAAAGAGCTAAGTAATTGGTGTAAAAGAGAATTAATTACCACTATGATCTGGAAGTTAACTTTCCATCAGCTTATAGATTTACTCGAATGGATTGGTCTCAAGATTAATGGAACCGGATATGGGGAAAAGATAAAAGCCTGTAATTTAGTAGTAAACGTATACAAGCATGGGGACGGCGATGCTCATCAAAAACTATCATTAGATTACCCTGAATACTATCCATATCCTACAGGTGTTCATCGTAACCAGAGCGCACCTAACCATGATGATTTGCATGTCTCTGAAGAACAATTTGTAGAATTTGCTGATGCAATAACGGCATTCTGGAACGCGGTTCCTGAAAATTGTTATTACTCAGGTCTAAAAGAAGAACCAAAATGGTTAGATCATTTAGTGAAAAAAATAGAAAAAAAACAGAAGGGGAATAGGAGTTAATTACTGCATCAGGACATATCGCAAATTCAGTGGCCAGCTTCATCTAAGTGTACCTGTTGAGACTGATGATGTCCGCTTCTAACACTTAGCGGACATAGAATAAACTCAAACATAGGTTAAAGTACTCAGCACAATTTAATGAGTATGTGTCTTTTGACTTCTAAACGAGCCGCCAATCTGTTGCCAGCAAATCTTCAGAAACAGGCGACCAGTTAGAGACAGTCAGCTGTTCTGCGTCAACGAGCAGAAGCTGAGGCATCTGCGTGACAGTAGCCTTCGGATTGCAGTCAAAGTAACGTGCCGGTACGCCGTACATGTCTGTTCCCATTAGCGCGGCGCGCATCATGCCTCTGTTGAGTCGGAGATATACTCCCTTCCCCCATGTTTCCCGTGCCACCTTACAGCCTTCAGATAGCCATAGTTGTGCCACGGCCAGCGGTGCATTCTCCTGCCTGAAATTCAGTTCGCCCTTCTCAATCATCGCTTCATTTTGCAGGATCAGACCGTTCAACTTAATTAGCGCGACACAGGCGGCGTGGTTCAGGGTTTCGCCATAACCGGTCATTGTCAGGCCGTTTTTACTGATAACGGCGGCATATCCGGTGTTTTTGGTCTCGGACGTCTCTGTAATGGTGTATCCAAGACGAGCAATGACCGCCAGAAGTGCCATATAGTCGCCTGCGTAGTCAGCTTCGGCATCTGCGAACATAGCGATCGTGGCATTTAATTGTTGAGCGGTCATCACTATCAGTAGCCTCGTTTCTGTTTGCGCTTCTGCGCTGCTTGTCTGCGTTTCTTTTCAGCGGAGCGGTGCTGCTGTGCTTCAGCAATGCTTGTGGCCAAGCGACGTATTCCCTGTTTGATCTCTTCCTGTGCTGGTGGCCGGGTATCGCCCACCAGCAATGTTCTTACCTGCGGCACGGGAACAGTTGGCGGACGGCGGGCTACCCAGCTGAGGCTTCCCACAATTGCGCCCATCAGTGCGATCTTCTTCATGTGTTTTCTCTTCCTGCAGGCGTGCAGAATCCCCGGCAGGTGCCGGTGATTAAATCTCACCTGGTTTAATCCGGCGTGTGATACGCACGGCGATAATTTAAAGCCTGCGCCGGCGCGTGGCCGGGTAGCTGTAATGGCATTGTGCTGTCCGGATTCGAACCGGCTACCGTCCGTCTGTCCCCATCAGGCCTTACAGCTATTCAATGGAACGGCGGTTGCTTCCGTTAAGCGACAACACAACGGTAAAAGCGCATTGCAGGCGCGCTTACCTGTTGTTCTGTCTCAGCCTGCCACCAGCTGCGCGATAAGCCATTTATGACCGGCAAACAGTCCGGCATTAAGCAGGCAGTGAAACATGGCAAACTGCATGGCTCTGATGGTCTTTGTGTAGGTGCTGTCACTCATGCGCATTGCGTCCGGATTAACTTAATGTCTTACCCTGATGATGCCTGATTATCATGTTTAGCGTTAGTGGTGGCCGGTGCCATACCCGGCAAGTAACCTCTCAAGTGACTGGTCAACCTGGTTACTGGCGGCTCAACCCCTGTGTACGCGACTGATGGAAGCGGGGGCCAGTCTTGCGATCGCAGCAGCAACTGCGAATGCACCACAACGGATAGAGCACTGACCATTCCTAGTCCAATGGCGCTTTGCGCAAAGCATCAATGCTCTTTCCTGTTGGTGTGCCTTATTTGCGGCGCTGCTTCTTCCTGCCGCCTCTTACCGCCTTGATGAATGTCTCGATGGCATAGATGGCCACCAGCGCATAAATCACGGTGAGAAACGGGTGCTCTGCAGCAAACTCTGATAACGACATATTGCGTCCTGTCGTGGGAAATGGGGTTGTTGTGATCGTTTTCCGTTAGCGCGATTGATCCATGAGGCGGGACTTAAACCCGCTTTGCTTTCGCAGCCCATCGCTGACCGCCTGTGTTTATTCACAGACAAGGCTTTCGCCCGTGGATTCCAGATCCACAACTCCTACGGTGTGTTAAAGCGATCACCACAACGGTCGAGAACACTGAGCAACCACGCGCCAGGTGTTATTTTCAGTCACCTGCCAGTGTCCTCGCCGTTATGGGCTGGTCTTTCCCAGCCGTCACGGCATGTTGAGGTCTGCCGATACCCTGCCCCGCCACCAGCCAAATTAGCCAGTAAACAGGGCATCGCCTGGTGTTGACGTGTAATGCATGGGGGGCTGGTGCCACCAGCTGTCCGATACGGAATCTACGGACGGGTTATGTAAAGGAATTTGCAAAGCGTCAGGTAACTGTTCCGTCCCACGTGCGCACAGCCGCATTCCCCCATTTGTGAGCGCGCTGACAGAGGTAATCTTTCGCCAAACGCCAGTAAAACGACAGAAGCACCAGCGCGCTCACAAATGGTGATCCCTTACGAGGATCAGGCGGGAACATGTTTAAGCCTCATGGGGCGTTCTATGCGCGGGATTAGTCCATCAACCGCGTTCACTGCCATGACAGGAGGGGCTACTTGCCGTTCACCCTACTCATAACACACCCGGAAAAAGCTAATAACCGGGGGCGGCCCGTTACGAACTGGTACATGGGGCCGGATTTGAACCGGCGGCGGACTTAACAACTTCTGCGTTCGGCCTCTTCGCTACCCATGCTGAATAATTGCCGGTGCATACCCGGCGCGGACACTTAGGTATCTGGTCAACCTGCCCGCTTGCGTAACAAATAGGTGTGGAGGCACCTGCCAGATTTGCATTGCGTTTGCCTCGCTTGCCAAAGCGTTTCCCCGTTTCAGCCGTCAGCACACCTTAATGCGCTCACGGCTGAACCTGAAAAAAAGCCCGGAAACTACCGGGCATAAAATCCTACACACACACAGCAAAGCCTACTCTGGAATAGACTTTGATTTGTGAAAAAAACGCGGATTAAACAGACAGTTATGCCTAACCCGCCAAATGCCTACCATGATTTTGTATAGAGTCGTAATGCCCTTGTCAGCGGGGAGAAATGTACACAAAATGGAGCTATGAATCAATTAATATCTAAGAGTTTTCTTAGATTTTCAAAGCTAGTGAAGAGAGGTATGGGAGAGTTAGCGGCGCTTTACTTTCGGGTTTGTAATGTTCTCAATATCACCGTTGGCTTTCGCCCATTTTATGCACCAGCTGTTCACGGCAGCGCGGATCTCCATCACAGAAGCCTCGCTTAGCCCCTTCACTTTCGCCAGTTCAGCAGGCAGCTCGCCACCAGCATCAGCAACCGTCTCATATCCGGCCTTAGTCAGTGCATTGAGGGCGCGTGTCGGTATGGCCAGCTCAGAGACCGGCGCGGCTTTGCCGTCCAGAATGCGCTGGTGGAGACGCGGGAAATCCTGCGCTACGCGCTTCATGATCCGTGCGTGGAGCTCGTCGTTAACAGCGGTATCCCACATCGGCTCAAGGTCCGGCAGCAGGCGGAATACCGGATTGCCCCATATACCTGGCACCACGTCCATTGCCAGCATCATCGCGGTGCGGATCTGGAAATGGAAATCAGCCGTCTCAATAGAGACGTCGCGGATGCCGTGGAAGACGCTCAGACCAAAGTGAAAGTTGTAGATGTAGCAGCCCACGTCACCGGAGCCGTCCGGCAGCTGAAGCAGGAACTGCTGCACGTCTTCCCGGCCATCGTGGAAATCGACGCGCTCTTTCAGGTGGTTATACAGCGCGGTTGTCTTAAGCAGATCGTTAGCCGTCTCAGCGCGCTGGCGGCGCTCGTCGCCTACAACCTTATCCGCGATGTTCAGTTTGCTCTGTAAGTCCTGGCGCTTAACGCTTTCCTTTTTGCGGTCAGCGCGCATCTGCGAAATGGTTTTGTCACGCTCGTTCAGGTCAGTCGCCAGGCGCTCAGGGTGCTTACGGCGGTACTGTGAGTGCTCCTGATTCAGCGTGGCCAACGCCAGCTGTGCGGTCGTCAGGGCTGACTCCATATTCTGCAGCTTCGTTTCCGCTCTGATTGCGCGGTTCTCTGCTTCCAGCACGCTTTCTTTTGCCGCGTCTCTGGCTTCTTCAATGGCGTTCTGCGCATCGAGACGGATTTTAGTTACTTCGTTGTGGAGTGCGGACTGCGCGGCCAGCTGCTGTTGTACCTGCTCCAGCGCCTCTAACATCAGATTGTAGGTATCCGCTTCATAATTGAGGCGCATACCGATATCGATCTGGATCTGCTCCAGAGCGTTAGTGCAGTTATCAAGAAGGCGCAGCTCCAGGTCATCAAGCGTCAGGCGTTTACGGACGGAATTAAGCTGGCCGTAGGCGGTAACAAAGGCCTGGTGAAGTACATCGTCATCAACGTTGCATTCAGGGAGATTTTGCAGCTGCTGGAGTGGAGCGAGAGTTGTCATAGTGAGAATCAGATCCGCGTTTGAATTGCGGCGGATGATAACTCGAAATTAACCACTGTCTAAGAGTTTTCTTAGATTTCATTGAATGATTGAAGAAGGACAGCTGGTGACATTGTCCCGGACTCCGCCACCAGCAGAGGATTACAGCAGTTTTAACGCCGCTATGACTACGGCGGCTATAGTGACAATCATCAATACATTCAGCAGTACAGACGGCACTTTGATCTCGCCGGTCTCATACTCTGCCTGCGTCATGCGGCCCAGGTAACTGTGCGAGACCAGCACTGCATTTTCGTCAAAGCTCAGCGTAACCCGGACATTCTCCAGCACCTGACGGGATACCTGTCGCGTGGCCAGCTGGACCACACCGGATCGCATCTTACCGTTGTCGCCCATGTAACAGACCGAATGGTAATGAAATGGCTTATTGAGGCCCATCAGCTGATAACTACCCAGTCACAGACGCGCATATCTTCAATACTCATATCATGCATTTCTGCAGTGCCGTCCGGATGAGTCAGTTCCAGCACGTCACAGCCTTCATGCTCCTGCTCCAGAGACACAAAATAACCCGGCTTCCACGCTTCACGACGCATCAGCAAAGCCGGATCTTCTTTCATTTTCAGCAAGGCCTGGTCATAGCTGCACGCAATGGCACCGATACCAATTTTGCTCAAAGATTCGATCTGTGCCGTAGTCATGCGTCCGCGTCCTTCTGTTAATGATTTTCTCAAGATGTAGCTAATCCCCTTCACGCCGCCGAAATAGTTCAGCTGGCGGTTGCTCATGCCGCTGCGCGTCATAAGCTCCTGCTTAGGTACTTTAAATATGCCGACGTCCATAGCCATGTCGGCAAAAACCGATAGCACCATGCCTAAGCCGTCACGCGTTTTTTTGCGTCGCGCATACTGCTTAAACGTGGGGCAACCGGTAAAAAATTGCGCATCAAAAAGCACTTATTCGCTCCAGAAACCGTCATTCTCGTGCGCTGGCATTGCTTCACCGGCTGTGAGAACTGCGTACTGCTCAATCACGCTGATCGTTTCTTCAGGTGAAAAAGATAAAAGAACGTAATACCCCTGCGCCTTGAGGCGACGCATCCACGTCACCTGCTGCTCTGAAGGCTTACGCTTACCGTGTTTCTGCTCTACCCGCATTCCGTGATAGATGCCTGCCGGTATTTCCAGGGACATATCCGGAACGCCCCGCTTTGCGCCCTCAGCCTCAATTGCTACGGCGGTCGCCTTTAGGCGAAATCCTCCGTTAGGTACGGCATACAGATGGTCATAAATAACCCTGTTGTGACGGTGAAAATGGTCAAAGATTCGAACCTGATCGTAGTGCTCTTGCCTGCCTTTAAACAGATCGGGTTTTTTGACGAGAATGGCCAGCGCTTGAGCGTGAACCGATATTTCAGTAACTGCTGCTAACCAGGCAGACGCTTTGCCGGATTTTACCGACGCTCCACCAGCAGATTTATTAGCTACTTTTGGACGGGTTTTTTTGCTTATTTTTGTAGGAGTGCAACCACTCTTCATTGAAGCGCATATCCGGATTTGCCAACCGATGATTAAATAGTCTAAAAGGTGGATCTGCGTTGGGGGGTATTTTTAACGCTGAGACGGGAAAAAACAAGCCTGTAATCTACATCTTTCAAAGATAATGATTACAGGCAGTTATCAGTTTACTGGTGCGCCATCCACATAAACATCAGGGTATAGACAAGACCGGTTGTGGACAGACCGAGTACAACAAATTTGCCGATCATATCAGGAATCGTTGTGGTTTCTGCTGCCTGAGCCTTGTTTGGAGTGGTATTAACAAAATCACGCTGCGCAAAATTATTCATGGTATATTCTCTTTGTTAGGTGCAGGGGTGTACGTCGCCAAACTGAACCCCTGCAAAGTGAAAGCCCGGCCATATGGTCGGGCTTTTTCTTTGTCGCTGCCTTACCTGCTTAATGTAATCTAAGGGTTTTCTAATTTACCGTCAATAATATTCATGACTTTTCGTCACTTTTCGCCTGCAACAAGGCTCCAGAGGCAGCTTTCAGGCGCTCAAGTGCATCCTGCAGGGCGAAAATCCAGCTGGTTTTGTCCAGTTCCCGTACCCGCTTGACCCTCTCCTTTGTGTAGGGATTAATGACCCATACCCATGTTTCAATGTCCTTGCGGTCGCGCATCGTGAATACCCCTGTCGGGGGGTAAAAATTCAGCTCCGCGCCATTGGCATAGGCATAGGCTTCCAGTTCCTCCAGCTTGAGGTATTTGTTTTCTCGCGGCACGGTGTCTCCTAATATCTTCTTTTCTCTATGGATTCATCATAGCTGACGTACAGATAAGGTTCAGTATCATCCGCCGACGGCACAACAGGAAGCAGATGGTAAGCATTGAATACTGCATCGTTCTCAGTGCGCTCGTCAGCATACAGATGAGCAGCAATGATCGTGAGAGCAGGACGTGAAAGTGAATATATTTCAGCGATGTCACTTTCAACTACCTGCCCAAATTTAGTAGTAGCACGTTCCAGCAATAACGTTTTAATCGCAGGCCACCATGGACCGAAAGCCCGGTAGGCGAGTCTCGCACTGCTGACGCGCTTTACTAAATTTTCCAGATAGTTTACTGAAAATGCTTCTTCGGTTCGCCCGTCCAGTGCCAGCGGTAGCAGGCTCTCGATGTAAGTTTCGGTCGGTTTAATGGTATCAATCAGTGTGGTCATATTAGACGGCCCTTTCGGGCCGCTCCTGAATTATGCGTTTACAATATCGCTGCGTAATGCATCAAGATCGTGAGAAGAAGGAATGAGCCAGGCGGCCTGTGTGAACTCGTTTCCGGCTACCGGATCTTCTTCGAAGTTCCAGAATTTCGCGCCGTATTTCTCTTTGATGAGGTCACGCACAGCTTTACGCTTGAGTACCGGCGTGTCGGTGGTATCCGTCAGCACGTAGGCACCACCAGCCGGGAAGTTGATTTTAAAGGTGCGGTTCCTCCACTTACGCGAAGCCACCAGCTCCTGCTCGTTTTTCATGACCTGGAAGCCATCGGACTGCTTCTGTACCTGTGCTGTGCGCACGGTCGTTGCCGCTGCCGCTGCGAGTCTTTGAGCCTCATCGCGGCGAGCCTTCACAGCATCAGGTGACAGCTTGCCGGTAATCATCCCTTTGTAGTCATCCCACGTTACGGCGTAATCCCGATATCCGCCTTTCTCGATCTGCTCCAGCCACGCATAAACCTCATTTAACCGGCTCATAACGGCGGAGGATGAGGTAAACGTTTCGGCACTGATCGCGGCTTCATCGAGCGCGCCCAGTGAAACGCCGGCACGCAGATAAACTGCAGCAGGCGATTCGGTAACAGTGGCCGGTCGGGTAATGTCCGATTGTGCGTCAAATTTCGACTTCACCAGAAGCACAGCAATACCGGCCTGGCTGTCGCTCTCGCTCATCTGGCGGAACTGCTGCAGCGCCGCGGCGGCATACTGCTCTGTCAGTGACCTGATTGCCTGCATCTTGCCGTCGGCCATCTCGTTACGCAGCTGATCGAATATCACTTCATACTCGTTACGGTTGGAAAACCCTTCCATGCCGTTACGGAACTGGCGAATACTGATCGAGTTGCTCCAGTAGTAACGGTCCTGCCCTGCGCCCAGGAAAGCAGCGTGTGCTTCTTCATCCGTTGCGCCGGTCATCGTCCGCTTTCTGGAGTCGTTTGCTTCAAACTCAGCCACCAGCCGCTTAAAGACTTTAACCACGTCCGCCATGCCCGCCTGCTTCCCGTAAGCCTGCAATGCCGAGTCGTAGTTGCGGCCAAACATCGCCTTAAAGAAGCCCTGCGCGCTGTAGATGTTGTTATCAACGCTGTACTGATAAAGCTCGCGCTTCAGCTGCTCGTCGCTGTGGTCCGGATACAGCCACGTTTCAGCCGGACGCTCTTCGCTGGCGCTGATCGTGCCGCTGAGGTAAGCCAGTTTCAGCCTGCCGTCGCTGTCGCGGTACAGCCATCCGTCTGTGCGCACATTCAGGACGCCAGCGTGAATGGCCGCGTAGAAGTCAGCACGGCTCAGCGTGTCCGCCAGGTCTGTCGGCTCGATGCCTTTCGCAGCTGTCTGGAGCGCTTTTGCCTGGTCACTGGTGATATCCACGCGGTCGCCCACCAGCGCAGACGGCATTTCAGCAAAGCCACCTACGTTCGGACCGGTATAGCAGCGCAGCGGCTTGTGGATCAGCTCAACCTCAACCGTATTTTTCTCCGGGAAGAATTTGCGGATCTGGAATACGCCCTTTTCTTCGCGGTCATCGTTGAGCCAGATTTCATAGGTCGCGCCAATTCGCAGCAGCTGGCCATCAGGCAGTTTCATGTACTGCTCCGGGGCGCGCAGCACTTCCGGATCGACTTCCAGTGCGCCGGACTTGATTGCGCGCTCTACTTCCCCGCGGGAGCGCTTGATGGTGCTGGCCGCACTTTTGGAACGAGTGAGTGCCTTGCGTGCTCCGCTCAGCTCCTGCTCCAGCTTCTTCTGCTTCGCCAGGCCTTCACGGAGTGCAGCACGCGCTACGCGACGGTCCTGACCGCGCCACTGATCCGCTGACCGTTTGCCATACTTCTCAACTTCGAGGTTATAGGCGGCTTCAGCTTCGGTGACATCCTCGCGATAACCATCAATCTCGTCGTTGATCGCATCAAAGGCAGCAGACAGCTTGGTAATGTTGTCTTCAAGCACTTCAACGGGTGTTGCAGCCGCAACGCTTGCCTTCAGGTAGATATCCAGCGCGGCAGCGGCTTCACGCTCGGCCTGCTGGCGGTCCGCTTCACGCTTCGCTTTCAGCTGTGCATCCACGCGGGCGCGGCGCTCTTCCGGGTTAGCGGCCAGCAGCAGGCTCTGCTCTTCTTTGGACTCCACATCACCGTTTTTAATGCTGGAAACGTCAGATTTCATGACGTCGTTGATCCAGTTTTTCTTGCGCTGCAGCGTCTCTAAGCGGAACTCGTCAAATGACCCTTTGCCACAGTAGTAATGCACGCGCATGGTGTCGCGCTCGGAGCCCACGCGGGCGCCGCGTCCGTTACGCTGGTCAATACTGGCTGGCGTCCAGGGGAGTGTCAGATGGTGCGTATCAGCGGTGCCTTTGTGCAGGTTGATCCCCACTTCGGCCTTTTTGTTGCAGATGATGATTGGCGTGCGGCCTTCGTTGTAGTCGGCGGCGATCCCTTCCATCCCGGCCAACGAGGCGTCACTCATTGCGGCCTGATAATCCTCATAGCGCGCCAGTTCTTCGTAGTACTTATCCCATGCGCCGTCCTTAAAACTGCCGTCCGCTTTTTCCACCGGCTCAACCGGTTTCTTCACGGGCTTAACCTTCACGCCGGACGCTTTACTGACTGTCGTGGCATTGATAATGCCTACCTGCTGCTCTGTCAGGCCCAGCGCGCTGGCGATAATGCGTCGCAGCTTGTTATGCTGGGACTTCTCATCCATGAAAATGATCTGCTTACCGTCCGGCAGGCCTGCCTTCAGGTTCTCAATCAGCGCGGCATACTTTGGCGGTACCGGGTGAGAGACGTTTTGCATACTGATACCGGCAGCAGCGATTGCGTCCAGTACCTGCTGCTCCAGCGTGTCGCTCACTACCAGCTCCACGACGCCCCCGCGATCCTTCAGCGTGGTCTTGACTACCTTGCTGGTGCGCGTATCGGTAAGGCCGGTTTCCGCATCCTCAGCGGTCTCTTCATCATCACCGGCAAGCAGCTGGCCACCAGCCTCACCCGGCAGCGCACGCGCCACCTGTTTCGCCAGTTCTACGTCCTCTTCACGGAATCGGAACGTGATAGCGGAGCGGTACAGGTCCGGATCGATAACCACCTTATCCATGTCGCGGATAACAGAGAAAATGAAATCGTCGTCGTTCTGCACAATGGACATGGTGCCGTCGCCGTTGTCCTGCACGGTTTCCTTCTGTCCGATACGGCTGGCGCGCACGCGGAGCTCTTCATAAAGCTCCTTCTGATCCCGCGTCATTGGCACGCCAACGGTTTTCTCGTCGAGGCCTGGGATCTTCACGCTGTCTTTCACGTCAGCAGCAGATTTAAGCGTCGTCCAGCGATGGAAGATGCCGCGCAGACCATCAAGGTTTTTGAAGCCCACCAGCCCCTGCTTGTCCTCCAGTTCGCCTGAAATCTTCTGGACAGTAACGGTGTCGGTTTCCCCGAATACACGTACAAAGTCATCCGGCGTGAGTATCCCCATCGCCTTCCACTCATCCAGCGACACGACGTGTGACAGCATGTTAAAGGCGTCAATCGGGGAGTTAACCAGCGGCGTTGCGGTCAGCATAACGACGCCGCGGCCGTTGTACTTTTTCATCATGTACTGGCTTTTTACGGCCATATCGCGGGCAATCTTTGAGACGGACGGATTAGGCAGGTACGCCAGCTGGCCTGCTTCACGTCCTGCGCTGTGCGAGTTGCGGTAGTTATGCCCTTCATCTGCGATCACGCTGTCAAAGTGCATATCCTCAAAGTACGGGATCTGGCTCTTTTTCTTCGTGCCGGTATCGGCGGCTTTGTCGCGGAGTTTGTTACGGGACGTGGCGGCGCGGTGAGTAGACTTCATCAGGTCCGTGCGGCCATTCTCAATCTGGTTAAAGACAGCCTGGCTGGAGTTTTCCTCAATCGTCTCCGGATGCATTGGGATATCGCCAAACTGCTCTTTAGTCATTACCACGGCGCGGTAGTTGGAGACCGGGATCATGTTCATGCGCTCAAGCACAGTTGCGGCCGCGGACTCTTTCACCACGTTACGCATCACCGGCTGGCCGTCTTTGTCCAGTTTCGGCTCGTTGTTCTCGTCACGCTCCTGGGCCTGCATGATCTGGCCATCTTCACCGCGCACTTCATCCAGCCCGACAAACAGCATGTTCTGGAAGGCTTCGGCACTGTAAAAGCTCTGCGCTTCGTGATACCAGTTCTGGAGGACGGCTTTCGGCACGACGTAAACGGTACGCTTACTGCGCCCTACCTCGTAGTTGTAGGCTTCCAGCGCCAGCGCCGTCGTGGTTTTACCCAGGCCTGTGCCAAAGCCCATGATGCCGCGGCCATCTTCCGACAGGCGCCGGACTTCCGCATTCTGATAGCTCAGAGGAATACGTTTGCCGCTGATCTGCTGCAGCTGCAGCGAGGCAGACGAGTGCTCAAACGGAACGTAGCCGTTAAAGGCGTCGTTGTAGTCGCTGACGACGGTTTCCACATCCGGGTGCGTGCGCAGCCAGTCGTTGAAATGTGACTCCAGATCGCTGATGCGCTTCAGGTACGCATTGGCATTTACCCCGCGTGGCTTCACGCCGTTGAGGTAATTTTCCAGCTGGTTGTAGAAGCCGTCTTTGTAGCTGGCGCGCTTGAACTCGGTCACGCCGCCTTTACTGGTGACAGATCGAACCTGATAGCCAGAGAAAACGCCGTCCTTGCCCGCGTAGTTGTCTTCTGCGGTCAGATAGCCATTGTCGTTTGCCAGATCCTGCGTGTATTTGAAGTCATCAAAGCCCTGCTCGATCAGAAACTCTTTGATCAGGCGACGGTCCAGCCAGCGGGCATTGAGGTTTACCGTAATGTCTTCAACCGGCGTGTGCTTGCGCTTCTCGTTAATGGCTTCCAGCTGGCGGACATAGTTCGCCTTTACCGGGCCATCCGGCGCATCATCAATCAGCCCCGCCAGGCGGGAAACTTTGCCGCGCACGTTGCCGCTGGTGGCGCGTGCCAGCGGCATGATATTGCCGTTGCCATCGAGGGCGATCTCCGGGAATGTCGCCAGGTGCGCCAGCAGCGCGTCGTCATCTTCCGGCAGCTGGCCGGTAAACGCGGCACGGAAAGCGGCCAGCGCAACCGGGACCATATCAACGTCGCTGAAAAGGTGTGATACCACCTGCTCCGGGCTGGCGAAATCGACTGCCACGGCTTCGCTGCGGTCGATGGTGCCGTTCAGCAGCGCGGACAGATCGCCCTCACGGCTCACGTTGGCCTGAAAACTCAGCCAGCCTTTCGCGCTGGCGTCAGACAGCCCCGCCAGTTTCAGGCCTTTCGGCGTGCCGTACTGGCCCACTTCTTCGCTCACCAGACGGGCAGCGTCGGCAATGATGCCGCTGGCGTCGCCGCCCAGCATCTGCGTATTCAGCGCGTCATTGATACGCAAACCGATGATCGAGGCACGCATAACGCGCCAGCGGTGGCCGGGTTTCTGCTGCATGGCGAAACGGATCGCAGCATGGGTGCGATCGTCAAACAGCTGTGGGTATTCGACGCTGGCGGCGTAAAGTTCGCGGCTATCAAGCGACAGCATGCCGTTAATGGTGCGGGTTTTTGTCTGGAGATCGCCAAACGTGGCCGCGCCAAACCGCTTCGCATCAATCCCGCTCGATGCCGTGGTGGCGTCTTTGATAAACCGGGTGCCGTCATAGGTGTGCCATACGCCAGCCATGAGGCGCTTATCACCTTCAACCGGCGACTGCCAGACGGCGGCACACGTACCCAGCCGATCCCAGTCAATGCGGCTGTCAAAACGGCGTGACAGTGCAGCTTCATAGCCTCATTAGTCAGCTGGCCATCTTTCTTGACCACCAGAATATTATTGAAGTCAGATCGCTCGGTTTCACCGTGAACAAAGCGACGGCCTTCGGTTTCAAACCACTTGCCCCGGATGAACGTTGGCCACAGCACGCTTGCCGCCTCAAGAGACTGATCATCGCTGTTATGCACCAACTGCGTCAGCGCCTCGGTATGCTTGCGCAGTACCCACACATCCACCACCGTTGCGGTACCGCTTTCGGCAAACGTGCCGGACGGCATGCGGTGCGCGCCCAGGAACTCCGCCACGCGGGAGACGCGATCGCGCAGCTTCTTGTTGTTGCCGCCGCCGTCGGTCATGCCGTTAGGAACCACCAGCACCACCAGCCCGCCGAATTTCACCTTGTCGATGGTGCGCATCACAAAGTAATGGCCAACGTTGGTTTCATCGCGGTAAGCCGGGTCGAGCTCGGCAAAGCCTGTGCGCGAGTCGCCAAACGGCACGTTACCTACGGCGTGGTCATAGCTGTTATCCGGCACAGATGCCGCCAGCTTCTCAAATGCGCCCAGGCGAACATCGTCCTCCGGGTGCAGCAGCTGGTTGATACGTCCGGACGTGTCAGAAATCTCAGCTGACGTCATCATAGCGCCAGCCGGTTTTGTCTCCTGGAAAACGCCAGTACCGGCTGACGGCTCCAGCATGTGACCGCTGGTAATACCGTAATCGGAAAACAGATCCCAAATACCCTCGGCCATGAAAGGCGGAGTGTAGTACTCGTACTGACTGCCGCCGCTTCCTTCCAGACCGCCCTCACCGCTATAGCCCGCCAGTACCCGGCGCTGTTCATCAGTCAGTTTGTTGCCGTTGAAGCCCTGCGGCAGAGAGTTAAGCAGTGCGATCGCATTGTCGTTTGCACTCCGGCGCTCACGCTGCAGGCTCACGCCTTCACGCTTGGTCACGCCAAACGCGACTACGGTCCGCTGTTTGTGCAGACGCATGACCAGCCGGATCAGTTCTTCAACCGATCCCGCCTCCTGCACCGCCCTGTTTGCTGGATTTTCCACTGTGTAACTTTCCCTCAGATTGCATAAAGCGAATATGCTTTATTTTATTCTAAAGGTTTATTAAATAGGACGTATAACTTTGGCTACTAAAAAAAAGGCATTGTCTGTTTTAGGCGCACTTAGGCAGGCATTCCAGGGCGCGGCGACAGAGGCACCGCAAAGCCTCGCCTGGACCAACGGACAGAACGTGGTCGTCTCACGGTCCGGGCTGGCGGCAATGGCTTACAACGAGGGAAATGCCGGGGAAATGACTTCCGCCGGCGACAGTCTTTTCCTGGGCGCGGAGCTACCGCTGGACAGACTGCAGCGCTATGCGATTCTGGAGGAAATGGCGAATAGCCCAACGTGCTCAGCCGCACTGAATATCCACATTGGCCACGCACTCGCGCCGGACAAAAAAACCGGGCTGGCATTCTCTATTGTGCCGGTTGACCCGTCCGACGCAGAAGGCGCGGCGCGGGCCAAAGAGCTGCAGGATGATTTGGGCGCGATGATTAACCGACACCTGCCGTCGCTGGCTATGACAATGGCGATTTTCGGCGTGTCCTATGTGCGCCCTTACGCCCGCTCAGGGAAAGGGATCACCAGCCTGGAAAACAGCTATTACTCATTGCCCTACTTCATCCAGGAGTTTTACAAAGGCGATCAGCTGGTGGGCTTCGGCGGGGATTATGTGCTTTCGCCAGACACCCATACCCGCACGCTATCTACGCCGTGGTCCCTGGTCCCGATGAAAAATCCGTACTGGACTCCGACACGCAATGTTCAACCCGTGACGTCCGGTAATCGTGGTTACTCTCTGCTATCTGAGGAAGAGGACAAGGAGGTTGCGGAGACACAGAACTACGGCACCAGCTTCCTGGCGCATGCCTATGAGCCTTTCCTGAATCTGGTCGGCGCGCTGAATGCGCTGAAGGCAACGCGCTACAACGCCGCCAAAATTGACCGCCTGATAGCCCTGACAACCAACTCACTCGATCCGGTTGTCGGTGCGAACTACACCCGCACTGTGTCGCAGACGCTCAAGCGCCACGGCGAAACACTTCAGAGAAAAGCGGTTAACGGCAACACCATGCCAACCGTGATGAACCATGTGATCCCGGTGATGGGAGACGGTAAAAACGGCATTACGATCGATACGCAGTCGATACCCGCGGACATTACCGGCATTGAGGACGTGATGTTTCACCTGCGCCAGCTGTGTGCCGCACTTGGTATCGACTCGACTATGCTGGGCTGGGCCGATCAGATGGCAGGCGGGCTGGGTGAAGGCGGCTGGATTCAGACGGCTATTCAGGCGGCACTCCGGGCGCAGTGGCTGCGCCAAGGCGCACAGGAAATGATTTACCGCCTGATCGACATTCACCTTGCGTTCAAATACGGCAAGGTGTACCCGGTCAATGACCGCCCCTATGTTGTGCAGTTTAACTCCATGAACACCGCCATTCAGGAAGAAGAAAACCGGGAAATGGACGCCCGCGCCAACTTCATTACCCTAATGGTGCAGGTCATGGACGCGCTGCAGGCTAACAACAAGCTGGCGGAGAACGACACGTTCATGCGCTACCTGTTCAGCGATCAGCTGAAAATGGACGGCGGCACGCTCGACAAAATGCTGGCGGAGTTTGAGAAGAGCAGGAAGAAGGCGGACGCGCAGGATGAGGAAGGCGGTAATGGCAGCATGATGAATGAATCAGCGCCTGGCGGTTCGGATCCGGAAAGCTGGACGCATGACGAGCTGGTGGCATTTGCCCGTTATGTGACAACACCCGACAACTGACCAGCGTTAAAAAAAACCGCACACCACATCCAGGGGGATGTGCGGTTGATAAACGCCTTATCAATGCGATACAGAAGGATGTGAAATAAGAGTGATATTTAGCCGTCCTGTAAATCAATAACCCAGAGAGACTGACAGGCAGCTTATTTTTTCTGCGGCTTCGGGCGGTGTTTAATAAAACAGACGCATCAGATTCAGCTGCATTTATCTCAGGAAGTGCCGCGCAGTATGGACACGGCATCACCCCTTTATAACTTCTTTTTGCCACGCTCAGTGCCTGTAATAGTGAATAACAACTGCCAATAAATGTCCTGCCTTCCTTAGCGGGTAGCCGGGGACAGTCAATCCGGTGCAGTAGTAACCCGCTGTTACCGTGGTCACTGACGTAGAACTTTATGGCGCTGTACATGCCATATCCTTTTGCTGCGTGTAATGGAAGTACCATTCGGAATTGTTGCTATTCGTAATTATCCATAATCCGTGATAGCCGCAGTCGTGTCTATGTAAAATTTATCTATCAAACTTTTTCACATTAGCTCGTCTGCGTTAACAAAATTTAGCACTCTGGTTTTAATTTTAAAAGATTTTTTAGTGAACTCTATATTTACCCTGTACTAATCACCACTTGCATTGTTTGCAATGTAATCACTTAGTGGCATGTAAATCCCTGAATTTCAATCTTTACATCGAAAAGTCATAGCCAATTCAGTATATCTAATGAGAATCATGCCAGGCTAAAAAAGCCATGTAAAAATGAATTTTACTGCATTGCATTTTATCGCCCTACCAAAACTCATTAAATAAAACAAGAGGTAATTTTACCCTGATCATTAAAATTATTGCGTCCTGTTTAGTTAACACCAAAAATTATTATTAAGGGTTATTATGTTAATGCTTAATAACATCTTAATTGCAGGCAAAAAAAACCGCACTTGAGTAAGCCTTCGTGCGGTTACAGACAGCCACTTTTCAGAAAGCTGCTTTGCGATATTGGATGCAGCTAATTAGGCCAGTCATAAACAAAATGTTGTACAGCAACAGCCTCAACACCTTTTTTAATTTTCACAACCTGCTGCGGACCGGCCTGCTCCCGCGCAATTGCCTGTTTCATCAGTGGAGCAGCAGGCTTAACAGGCTGGCATGCCTGCGTCGCTATCGCCTTCTTTGCTTTGGGCGCAGGCCTCTTTTTAGGTTTCTGACTGAGATTAAGCAGTCGCTCTTTGCGGGAGTCTTTTTCTTCAGGATTCTGGATTTTTAAACATTCCAGGCATCGCTCAGAATTACTGTGATGGACCAGTGCCACAGTCATTGCCTGTTGCGGGGTGTAGAGCGTGCCGATAAACATCCGGCTTTCAGGCGTTTTTGGGAGAAGTTTACAGCCTTCACGGTGCATCAGAATACCGCTTTCATGGTGAAAGCAGACATAGTATTTCTTAGCCTCTAACATGCTAATTCCTTTATGCAGTATTGATCCTGTTTAAACAGGAGAAAGATAATGATATTGATTATTATTATTGGTAGTTGGTCTGCAGGTATGGAGCCTGTAAATTCAGCCTAGCACTAAATTTTACGTACCCGAATGAGAATCCCAAGCGTGTAGAGTTAATCAAAGTAAATTAACGGACGCAACCTGAACCGGACCTGATATCTCAACCATAAGCAAAATAATGGCGCTACAGTGTAGCAGCGAAATAACTCTCCAGTCAGCTGAAATAATGTCGTCAGGAGTAGGATCATAAAAAGACAGTACACCTGACTCGCTCATGACAATAAACTGCCTCTGACTGTCAGCGTCTGTTTCAGTGAATACATGAACAGGTGTATCGCCCCATTTGGTACGACGACAGATATTACTGTCCGTCTGGCTGATAGCTGTCATGGCGTGGTTGAAACCTGTTTCCGCCTGGGACGGCGTATAAGGGATATCAGGCATTGAGTGCTCCTCGTACAAAAGGAAGCGTCACTACGGGAGGTTCCAATCTCCGGGTGGTGACGTTGACAGGGTTGGAACTACCGGCGTACGAGGAGACCGGCCTACCCGAAGGTAGCCCCGCCAACGCCACCATTGAAACATCTGGCAAACTCCAGACGTGGTAGCGCCGGAGGCACTAAGTGCCTCCTCGTACATTCGTTCGGGGTTCCAATCCCGACCACTGTTTTACAGTGGCGCGCACACTATATCCCCGGCGCGGATAAATTCAATATTTCTAATGTGAAATTATCCACTGGTTATTAGATCCACTGATAATCGAAGAATCGCTACCCTGACAAATTACAACCTCCCTACCATCTTTTCACGCAGGCTATCGCCAGCGCTGCCGCCGCTTTGCGGGGCATTACTCTGTGAATATGAGGTATTTATGGAAGCACTCCGCACAGTGACGGACCGTTTTTCATTGATAGATAAAATTCGTCGATTTACACCACAAAATGACCGCAACTACCTGCTGCGATCTGTACGCGAAACATTCGCCAGCCCCGAAACGCAGGAGCGCATTCAGCTGGGGGAAATGTTCGGGTATTACGGCCACGGACGCCGCGCCGCCTATTACGCGAAGACCGGACGGCTAAACCTGCCGGAATTTGCAGTCGTCATGATTGACGGTAAGCCGGTCACGCTGGAAAACGTACCATCAAACCGCACGCTGGAGGCCAGCGTGGATGATAACGGCATCGTGACTCACATTCAGGAAATTCTGGATACCGAACCCGGCAACATCGTTGACGGCATGAACCGTTCCCGCGCTGGTGGCTGGTCATGGGCGACTGGCGGCGACGATAACGCCATTTCAAAAGTGACCAGCTTTCACGGGTTCGACTATGTGACCAATCCGAACTATATCAGCCAGGATCACCCTGCACTGCTGCTGGAATCGACCAATGAACGCGCCGACGCCATGCACGCGGGGCTAATGGAAAAGGGGTATTCAGAAAATCAGGCGGCTGACATTATCCAGCACTTTGAAACCCTGCGTAGCCAGACGGCCATGCTGGAATCTGCGGATTCTTCGCTGCTGGAATCGGCGCTCCACATCGAGCACGGCAAGCGTCTGGAACTGGAGGAACGTCTGCGCAGCGCACAGCTGATGATCGAGAGTGCAGGTACCGTGGCAAAGGCGCGACGCCGGATTATGAAGGATGCGCTGGCTAACATGCCGCTGTTTTTAAGTAAAGCCCAGCAGGCGGCCTTATGCCGTATGGATACGCCTGAAGATGCGCAGATTGTCGCGGCAATGCTGGAATCAATCGGCACAAATGCGACGGCAACACTGCCAATCGGAACAGCCCACCAGCACACATTACCGCAAACGCGCCCGCCAGCTGTGGACTCAACACCACTGCTATGGATTAACCCAAAATAATAAGGCAGGAAGAAAACCGTGCCCTGAAAACTGGGGCACGTTTTAGTCAAAACTAAAAATTAGGAAAAAACTGAGTGTTGATCCTTTTTCGGATCGCGTTTATCATCCGCGCTCTCATACAGTTTGACGACTGAATGAGAAGACGAAAAAAAATCGCCTGTTGACGCAGACGATTTTTAAACAACTTTGTGTGGTCTCTGACAACCACACCGGCGTTGTGCCGTATAACTTCTTTGAACGGAAGTTGACCTTAAACCATTATGACGCCAGGTATTGCACCTGTTGTCTCATGGAGAACAACTGTGCCTATAGTAGCTAATAGCGCCGATCCCGGCAACACCTTTCCCGCATTTCGCTCAAATAACGAGCACAGATCTGTCCGAATTACAGGCTTTGATCTCACCCACATTATCGAACTTTCCCCCCTCCCGAAGTCAGTTACCCGTGTTTTAAAATTCGCCTGCAATCTGGCCGGTTCTACGTCCGATTTCATCATCATCAAATCGCTCAGGAATCTGGCTGAAGAAGCCGGTTGCAGTATCTCCACCGTTCAGCGTGCTTATCGTGCTGCCGTTAAGTTGGGAATCCTCAGCTATGAAGAGCAGCGTGACGAGAAAAATCACAGCGTTAGCAAACCCAGCAAGTACACGTTTACTAATAAAGCACTGTCCTTTGTCCGGGCCAGTCTGGATGCACTGAAAGAGGCAAATCTGAAGCCGTCCGGACGTCAGAACATAGTCCGGAGAATTATCGCTAAGGCATTCTTTAAAAACGATTTTATCCACAAAACCCCTAGTCAGAATGAACAGATTGCCCCTAGTCAAACTGACCAACATGAAGTAAGAGATCTCTCCAGTAAAAGAAAAATACAAAATGGGGAGGCATTAAATTATGAGGTTGAAAAATCAGCAGAAGAACAACCGGCCTCAGTGAAAAAGTTCGGGTTCTACCAGGACACGCAACAGCAACTGGCAGCAGCATCGTCAGCAGCGCAGAACGAACGAAGCGCAGAAGAGTTTCAGCGAAAAGGCGGAGTACTGCATGAAGCCTATCAGGCACTGAAGTCTACGTTCAGGGCAAAGTCTATTTGTGGCAGGAAGCAAAAAAGTCGCCGCTATGTTGACTCATTAAGCGGCGACTACTCAAAAGTTGACTATGCGATCCCTGAAGGCTGGCGCGGCTGTTAG